GAGGAACACGTACGTGACGGCAAGCCCATGCCGAAGAAGTACTCGTACATGGAGCCGATCCTTGAGTCGCTAAAGAAGATCCCCGGCGATAAGTACTGCGAGATTGAGCTTGGCCTTACCAAAGACCTAGCACCGTGCGCGTTTCGAGCGCCGGACGTGTGGTGGCACGGCATCGTGGACTTGCTCATCGTGGATCAAAACAAGGGCTTGGCCCACATGATCGACTACAAGACGGGCAAAAGCGCACGCTACGCCGATACCAAGCAGCTTGACCTGATGGCCACAGCCGTGTTCGCGCACTTCCCCGACGTGGGCAAGATCAAGTCGGCCTTGCTGTTCGTGGTGAGCAACGAGTTCGTCCGCAAGGAACACCACGTTGGCAATCGCAAGGAATACATCGGTGGGGTTATGCCGACGATAAAGCGCTTGGAACAGTCGTTTGAGAGTGGCACTTGGAACCCAAACAAGGGGCCGCTGTGCCGCTTCTGCCCCGTTAAAAACTGTCAACACTACGGAGGAGTCTGATGTATCAGCGCCCTGTCTACGAAACCGAAGCCGACCGGCAACGTGAACGGGCGGTGCAGGAGTATCTGCTGCGCAAGATCGACTGCCTGTGGCAAGAGGCTCCGCCGAAGGACAGCATCGACGGCTACCTCTTCCACCCCAACCGAGACCTTGGGGCAGTCGTCGAGATCAAGATCAGGACTAACCGTAGCACTGCGTACGACACCTACATGCTCAGTTCGTACAAGTGGCGCAACGGGCTGTATCGCGCCAAGACTTTGGGCGTGCCGTTCATGCTGGTAGTCAAGTTCGTAGACGGCGTGTTCTACACGATAGTAGACGACGCCTACGAGATAGGACGTGGCGGCCGCTATGACCGCAACGACCGCTTCGACTCAGAAGAGTGTGTGTTTATCCCAATGGATACGTTTAGACCGCTATAGGAGGCACCATGCCGTACGTAAATAAACCCCGTCCGTACAAGAAAGAGTACCAACAGCAGGTAGCTCGTGGGGAGCATGAGCGCCGTATGGAGCGCCAGCGCGCACGCAATCAGTTCGATCAGAAGAACCCTGACCGCGACGGCGACGGCACTGCTGATGCTCGTGAGGGCAAAGACCTCGCCCACAAGGTTGCGCTGAGCAAAGGCGGCTCCAACAAACATGGAGTCAAGGTGGAGAGCGCAGCAGGTAACCGTTCGTTCAAGCGCAACTCCAACCACAAGCTCGTCTCCGAGAAGAGCAAGCGGGAGCGGAAGAAGTAACTAATGGACCCAAAAGACTTTCTCCCCGGCTACGACTGGCCTGCACCGCACAACGTAGCCCCGTTCCTGCACCAGAAGGAGACGGCAGCGTTCCTCTCTGGCCAACGTAAAGCCTTTTGCTTCAATGAGCAAGGCACGGGCAAGACAGCCTCGGTGATTTGGGCGACCGACTACCTCATGAAAGTGGGGCTGATCCGTCGCGTGCTTGTGGTGTGCCCCCTGTCCATCATGCACTCAGCGTGGCAGCAAGACCTGTTCAAGTTTGCTGTGCACCGCCGTGTCGATGTGGCTTATGGCAGCGCCAGCAAGCGCAAGGAGGTCATCAAGGCTGGTGCCGAGTACGTCATCATTAACTTCGATGGCGTGCAGATTTGCAAGTCCGAGATCATCAACAACTGCTTCGACCTCGTCGTTATTGACGAAGCCTCCGCGTACAAGAACGCGCAGACGGATCGGTGGAAGACGATGCGCGATGTACTCAAGCACGTCAAGGGTCTGTGGATGCTCACGGGCACCCCCGCTGCTCAGTCCCCGCTCGACGCCTACGGACTAGCCAAACTCGTGAACCCGGAAGGACTGCCCATGTTCTTCTCGCAGTTCCGCGACATGGTCATGAGCCCGGTAAACATGTTTAAGTGGAAGCCCAAGCCACAGGCAAAGGAGATAGTCCACAAGATATTGCAGCCTGCCATCAGGTTCGAAAAGCGGCAGTGCCTTGACCTACCGGAAGTCACCTTCGCCGACCGGGACGCGCCAATGACGCCGCAGCAGAACAAGTACTACCAAAAGCTGCGCAAGGACATGCTCGTGGAGGCAGCAGGCGAAGAGATCACGGCAGTTAACGCAGCGGTGCAGATCAACAAGCTGCTTCAGATCGCGTGTGGCTCGGTCTATACCGACACCAAGGAAGTCCTCGACTTCGATGCAAGTAACAGACTAGCAGTAGTCAAGGAAGTCATCGACGAGACGACCAACAAAGTCCTCGTGTTCGTGCCGTTCACGCACACCATCGAGCAGATATACAAGTACCTAACCAAGAACGGCATCACGGCAGACATCATCAACGGTGATGTGCCCGTACACAAACGTACAGAACTCGTCAAGAGGTTCCAAGAGCAGGACGACCCGAAGGTGCTGATTATTCAGCCGCAAGCCGCATCCCACGGACTTACCCTGACCGCTGCCGACACTATCGTTTGGTACGCTCCCGTGACCAGTGTGGAGACGTACCTACAAGCCAACGCACGCATCGACCGACCGGGACAGAAGAACGCGATGACCGTGGTGCACATCAAGGGCAGCCCCGTCGAAGGCCGCATGTACTCTCTGCTGCGGCAGAACATGATGACCCACGCAGAGATCATAGACCTCTACAAGCAAGAGCTTGAAGAAGGGGCTTGACAAAGTCAAGTTGAGCCGCATAATAGACGGCACCAACAACGAAGGAGCGAACCATGGACACCACAGTCCAAGACCCACCCACCCCCGTAATTAGCGGCGTGCCGCTTGAGCAACTGACTGCGACCTACATCAAGATCAGGGACGCACGTAGCCAACTCAAGCAGCAGTACGAAGCACAAGACGTTGACCTAGAAAGGCAACTTCGCGTGATCGAACAAGAGATGCTGGAGATCTGCAAGGCGGTAGACGCCAACAGCATCAAGACAGATGCAGGGACAGTCATCCGTTCCGTAAAGTCACGGTACTGGACGAATGACTGGGATTCTATGTATCGCTTCATCAAGGAGCATGATGCATACGCCCTGTTAGAGAAGCGGCTTCATCAATCGCACATGAAGCAGTTCCTTGAAGAGAATCCCGAAATCGAACCCGCAGGGCTCAATGTCGAGCGGGAATACACCGTGGTCGTTAGACGTTCTAAGGAAAGTTAGAAATGAGCAACATCGTACTCAGCCAAGACGTGCCCGACTTCCTGCAAACCGCAGGGGTCAGCGAACTCACCAAGCAACTCGCAGGTCGCTCCGGCGCTAAGCGCATCGTGCCCAAGAACGGCACGTTCAAGCTCGTCGTTGGCGGCGAAGAAATGGGCAAGATCAAGGGTGACTTGAATGCCATCGTGGTCAACGCCGCACCCAAGGTAGGCCGCATCTTCTACGCTAAGGCGTGGAGCCCCGATGCCGAGCCGACCGCACCCGACTGCTTCAGCAATGACGGCAATGTGCCAGATGCTAAGGCAGCTAACCCTCAGTCGCATAACTGCAATGACTGCCCTCAGAACGTCAAGGGCTCCGGCCAAGGACAGTCCAAGGCATGCCGTTACAGCCGTCGCGTGGCGTTGGTGCTTGAGCAGGACTTCAACACCAGTCTTGAGGGTCAGGTGTATCAGATGAACCTTGCGTCCAAGTCGCTGTTCGGTGACAGCGTCGGCGATGCAATGACGTTTGAGAACTACAGCAAGTACCTTAGCAGCAACGGCAAGAGCATCGACTACGTGGTCACCAAGATCTCGTTCAACGACGAGAACGACAACCAGTCGTTGCTGTTCACTGCCAACCGCTACATCAAGCGCCAAGAGTTCGATGTGGTGCAGAAGGTGGCGAACACGGAGCAGACCAAGGCACTCGTGGTGATGACTCCCTCTCAAGCCGACGGTGTAACGAAGCAGCCCGCTCTCGCCGCACCCAAGGCTGAGGAGCCTGAGCCCGAGCCGACCAAGCGTGCAAGCAAGAAGGCCGACGGCGATCCTCCGTCTAACAAGAAGAGCCTCGCTGATGTTGTGTCGGCGTGGAGCGATGAAGGGTAACCAATGCCTCACGGATACAGCCAATACACCATTGCAGCGAACAAAAGCGCTAACAAGCGGTTGATCGGCGTAGCTCTCGGGCGTGCCTGTATTGCTCGTGGCGTGTCCGTAGCAAGTGTGGCCGAGCGATTCGGTGTATCCCGCCAGACCATCTACAACTGGTTCGGTGGGGTGCACGATCCAAAGCCTGAACTGCTACGGGCCGTGACAGCCTACGTTGCACACCTGACCAAGTAATCCGAGTAGCGGGGCATCGTCCCCGCTCCTTCCTCCCCAATGCCATGACAAGCAACTTTGATTTGCTAGACGTAGTGCTCCCGTCAGAGGGCCGATACTGCGCGTGGGGGAACGGTAGATACATCAGCCAAGAGTTCTACGACACCCGCGAAGAGTTCAACAAACAGATAGATTGGCTCGTCAATAACAAGTTCGACGCCTACTTCGGCTGCGCCAAGTACGGAGACGCCAATCACCGCAAGCATTCCAACGCCGAGTACTTCCGTGCTCTGTGGATGGACATTGACTGCGGACCCGAGAAAGCAGCACCAGACGCCAACGGCAAGATCAAGGGCTACATTGATCAGAGCACCGGGTTGCAGGCTGTTGCGGCTTTCTGCAAGAAGAACGCCCTGCCCCGTCCAATCGTCGTGGACTCAGGCTACGGGCTTCACTTCTATTGGGTTCTGTCAGAGACACTTCGCCGTAACGTGTGGGACTCTCTGTCCAAAGGTCTGCGTGACTTAGCCCTCAAGGATGGGCTGATCGTAGACACGGCTGTGTTTGAAGCCTCCCGTGTTCTGCGCGTCCCCGGTACGTACAACTACAAGAAAGATGAGCCCGCATCCGTACAGGTCATCAGCGACCGATACGAGGTCAAGGGCTACGAAGAATGGAAGGCGCTGCTCAATGCGCCCGAGCCTGAAGAGGAGCGAGACTTCATCCCGCGTCGGCTTAGTCCGCTGATGGAATCCATGCTGGAAAACCGCGCCAAGCGGTTCAGCACCATCATGCTCAAGTCGGTCAAGGGAGAAGGCTGCAAGCAACTACTGTTCTGCTACGAGAACCAAGCGGATATCGAATACAACCTGTGGCGTTCGGCTCTGTCTATCGCCACGCACTGTGTCGACCGTGACAGCGCCATCCACAAGATGTCACAGCACCACCCCGGTTATACCGAGGGGGAGACGGAGAAGAAGGCCGCTGACATTGGTGGTCCACACTTCTGCACAACCTTTGAGCGCGAGAACCCCGGTGGATGCGATGGGTGCCCCAACAAGGGCAAGTTCAAGTCCCCCATCATGCTTGGCGCAGAGATTGCACGGGCTGAGGACTTTGATGACGGTGATGGCGACGACGGGCACGCTACCGCTAGCGTCACATATCCTGCGTTGCCCGATCCATATTTCCGCGCTAAGAGTGGTTCGATCTACATAAACATCGGCAGCGAAGACCCTCCCGTGTTGGTGTACGAGCACAACCTGTACGTGGTCAAGCGGATGCACGATCCGTTTGCAGGAGAAACAGCACTGCTGCACCTGCACCTCCCGCGTGACGGGCTCAAGGAGTTCCCCGTAGCGTTGTCGAACTTGGTCGTCAAGGACAGGCTGCGAGAAGACTTAGCGAAGCAAGGGGTAGCTGCGGGCGATGCGCAGGTGAAGAACCTGCTCAACTACCTCATCACTTCAGTCAAAAACCTACAAGTAACTAACAAGGCGGAGATCATGCGAACACAGTTCGGCTGGGTCGATAAAAACGCAAAGATCATCATCGGCGACCGAGAGATCACCAAAGACGGCTCGTTCTACAGCCCACCATCTACGTCTACTTCGGACGTAATCGACATGATGAAGCCGACTGGCTCGTTGGAAAAGTGGAAAGAGGTATTCAATATGTACTCTCGGCCCGGCCTAGAACCGCATGCATTCGCTGCGCTCACGGCGTTCGGGTCGTTGCTGCTCAAGTTCACCGGCCTCAGCGGGGCCATCATCAACGTGATCTACCCGAAGTCTGGCTCGGGCAAGTCCACCACCCTGTACATGTGCAACAGCGTCATCGGGCACCCAAAGACGTTGGCCTCCATGTGGAAGGACACCTACAACGCCAAGATGCACCGGCTGGGCGTGCTCAATAACCTTGCCAACACCATCGACGAGATCACCAACACAGGGCCGACTGAGTTCTCAGACCTTGCCTACAGCATCAGCCAAGGCCGGGGCAAGAACCGGATGAAGGCGATGTCCAACGAGATGCGGATCAACTTCACAAGCTGGCAGGGCATCACCCTGACTTCAGCTAACGCATCGTTCTACGAGAAGCTGGGGCTGGCGAAGGACTCTCCTGACGGTGAGTCCATGCGTCTGTTTGAGTACCGGATCGAACCCACGAACGTCATCGGCACTGCCGAGGGCAAACAGATGTTCGACCAACAACTGTTTGAGAACTACGGGCACGCAGGGGACATTTACGCGCAGTGGCTAGTCAACAACCTTGAGGAAGCCATAGCTACCCTAAGGCAAGTACAGGCAAAGATCGACGCCGATGTGCAGTTCACCGCACGTGAGCGGTTCTGGTCGGCTCTGGCCGCGTGCAACATTACCGGGGGGCTGATCGCCAAGAAGCTCGGATTGCACGACTACGACATGAAGGCA